ACCCGAGGCGTAGCCAGCCGCGGCGACGGTGACGACCTCGTTGACGTACTGCTCCTCCAGCCAGTTGACCTTCTCGCGGGTCGCAACCCGGTTCATGGTCCTCTGGGTCATGGTCGTGAACTGCGTGGAGTCCGGATCCAGAAGACGCATCTTCGGATCCATGTCGATGACCTTCTCGTCAGCCAGAACCTCTTCTGTGCTGATGAAGGTGCCTACGGCGATGTCCGCCATGGGTTACTCCTTGGTGTCGAGTTTGGACTGCTGACTCGTCTCCATCGGGAGTGCCGCTCAATGCGGTTCCTTCGAGGACTATGACCCTGATGCCGTGCCGCCGTGGCGGTGGTCTAGTGGGCTGGGGCGAGCGTAGCACCCCAGCCCACTGGTGCGCTAGTCCCTACCGTAGGTCGGTGCGTTGCCGTCCCATCCGCGCTCCGAGAGCTCCGCGTCGAACTCCTCCCAGAAGGGGGACTTCTTCGGCTGCGCGACGTGAGGCTTCCCTGTCGTCACGCCTGCAGCCTTCTCCCTCAGCTGCTGCTCCTTGACCCTCGCGGCTACCACATCGTCCTGCTGCGCCTTCGAGACCGTGGTCTTGCCGGCGGAGATGAGGTCGTAGATCGCCCGAGTGGCGATCCTCCTCACGTCTCCGTCGGGAGACATCATCCCTGCCACCGCCGGGTGACCCGAGCCGAGCTCCTCTGCCTTGGCGAGGATCGCCGGCCCATGGGACTCGATGTTGAGCCCGAGCTCGATGAAGGTTGACCCGAGAGAGGCGGCGTACGACTCCTCCCGCGAGGGCTGGGGCTGGGAGACGACCTGGAGCACCCTCGAGTGGAGAGTCCTCGCCATCCTCGACTCACTCTCCCCCTGCGCGGCCCAGCGGTCGAGGACTGCGGCATAGAGATCTGGCCTCTCGCCCTGAAGGGCGCTGTAGGCCCACTCAGCCGGGTCGCCCGAGACGATGGCCTCGTCCACCCACCCGTCCTCCTCGGGAGTGAGGTTGCCAGGGGTGTTGAGGGCATCGATGCGCTGCTGGATCGCTCGAGCCTCGGCCTCCTGCTTCAGCTGCTTTGACTCCTCCGCCTTCTTGCCCAGCATCCGCTCCTTCTCGAAGGCGGACTTGGCGAGCTTCTTGGAGGAGTCGCTGTCGAGATCGATGTCGTCCCCGAACTGCTTCTTGGCCCAGGAGACGTACTCCTCTGCCTCTTCCTCGACCTCCTCCGTCCCTTCCTCGACAGCCTCAGGTGCCTCTTCCTCAGCGGCCTCCTCCACTACCTCGGCCTCTGGTGTCCCCTCGGTCTGTCCATCCTCCTCGACAGCCTGAGCCGCCTGCTCGACGGGCTTGGACTCCGGGACCTCTTGCGGGATGGGGGTGACTCCGCCCTGGGACGTGTCGACTCCGAAGACCTCGGCGTTGAACAGGTCCTCGATCTCTCGTTCGGCCTCTGTACTCACTGGACTTCCTCCTCGATGTCGATTCCCTGCTTCTTGAAGTACGCGATCAGGGACGACTCGGCATGCTCTGGCACACCAGTCGCCCAGGAGAGCGCGTCGATGAACCCTCTGGCGTAGTCGCAGCGGCGCTGATCGATCCCGCCCGTGCTGAGAGCGAGTCTCATTACCCGCCTCTCGAGCCTCCGCGTCTGGCGCTCCCACTCCTCCGTCTGGGCCTTCCAGAGGGGGTTGTTCTTGATGGCTGACAGGTCAGCCTGCCGGCGCGTCAGTTCGTCTCGAGCCTCGCGGGATAGAGCCATTCCCGTGATGCTAGTTGATTCTGCCCATCCCGGACATCTGAGCCTTGGCGAAGTTGTCTGGCGTCATCGTCAGACCACCGCCAGGAGGTGCCGTCATCCCGGCCATATTCCCCGGGACCGGGGGACCACTCTGCTCCGCACCCGCCGCTGGAGCGGAACCAGCCCCGCCCCCCTGGGGTGGTGCCTGCGGGGGCGCACCCTGTGCGCCGGCTGTACCCGGGGTCGGAGCGAAGTACCTCTCCGTGTCCTGGACGCCGTAGCTCTCGAGGAAGTCCTCCACGAACGCCTTCATGTTCAGGGGGACGATCTGGGAGACGTTCGCCGCGGTCTGCAGTTTGGCCTGCTCCTCTGCTCGCTTCTCCTGCCGCAGCAGTGAGTCGTCCATGACGGAGATCTTCACGTCGAAGTCGCCCTGGAGATCGAGCGGTGAGACGACGAGCAACTGCCTCTGCCCCCCCGCACCCATCACGGAGATGGCGCGGTCCTGCCTCATCATCTGGCCCATCAGCTGGAGGAAGTGCTCCCCGATCTGCTCGTAGGCCCAGGTGTAGTGCTGCTTCCGGGCCTGGATGATCTTCTGGGCGATGGAGGTGATGATGCTCATGCCCGTCGCCGTCGTCTGGTCGATTGAGCCTCCAGAGACGCCGCCAGCCATCGGGAGACCGCCCATGATGTTCTGGAGGTCGCCCTTGATCATCTGCTCGCGCTCCATGGTGATGTTGCCCACACTCGGGTCGAGGGGCAGCTGGGTGACCTGACCTGGATCCTCCACGAACCACTGGGCCCCAGGGAAGGGCTCGAAGGCGTCGGGGTCGTCCACGTCAGAGCGGATCAGCGTGATCGGGTTGCCGTTCATCCGCAGAGCATCGATCCCCTGGTTCTGGATCGTCCACAGCATCGACTGCAGCTGCGCGAGAGCCTCGACCGTGGAGATGCCATCCATCTGGAAGGCATCAGGCATCGCGGAGCAGACGACGAAGGGCTTCCTGCCGTGGTTGTACGGGTTCGGGATGTCCTGGAGGACGACCTTGCGAGCTCCTACCGTGACGACCCTCTCGTCAGTCCAGTACTCGAGCACCTCGATAAGGCCAGAGGTGCGATCCTGGTTGCGGAGCATCTGCTCGCGGTCTGAGTACTGCGTCATCGCGCTCAGGTTCCTGGACTGGCTCAACTCCTCCACGTTCTTATAGAGGCCAGCCCTCTGCTTCGCCATCAGGTCGTCGTAGGTCTCCCAGGAGCGGTCGATGATCCAGGCCGCGTCGTCCACGTTCGTGGCTGACTCCGGGCGGAACCAGTCCCTCACGTCCCTGACGATCATCGTCGGGCCGTCGAAGGTGGTGACCTCCTGCTCGTCCTCCTGCGTGGAGGGGAAGGATTCGACCACCCCTCCGTACTCGTCCATGATCTGGGCCTCGACGGGGGTCAGGACCATGCGGCGGGTCTTGCGTGTCTTCCAGCCGGTCTTCGCGATGGTCTTCCCCGCGATCAGGTCCTGCTGCATGAAGGGGCGCTGCTTCAGCGGGAAGTCGTCGTTGTCCATCGCCCACTGGAGCGCCTTGCCTGCGACCTTGCCTGCTCCGAGTCTGGCGACGATCACCTCGAGGGGCTCGAACGGCTGTGGACGAGGAGTCACCGCCCACATCGGGTTCGGGTCCAGCATCGTCGCGAGCATTCCCTCGACGGTCTGGAGGATGTACGGCGTCGTCAGGTTGGAGCGCCACGCATCGACCTCGGTCTGCTGCTTCTCCGAGATCCCCCGATAGGAGCGGTAGCGGCGCTCGACCTTGTCGACGTAGCTCTGCGAGAAGTTCTCAGCCTGCTCGACGGCCCCCGTGACCATCGAGAGGGCGTCAGCGTAGACGAACCCGTCGTAGGGGTCGGCCAGTTCTTCCTTGGTGTTGGTCGCCACCTACCCTCCGAGAGCCGAGCGGAGGGAACCCATCTTCGTCTGCTCCCCCGCGAGGATCTTCTGCAGATCCGCCTGGGCCTTGTCGATGGCGTGAGCACGGCCATCGTCCTTCTCGATCATCCCTGCCTCCCGGAGGAGCGAGATCGCTTGGCGGACCATTGCCACCGGGTCGTCTCCCTGGTCCTCGACGGGACTCTCCGGATCCATCCCCTCCTGATCCATGTGCTGGCTGTTCATCGACGGGTCCTGGGCCATCGGGTCCATCGGAGGACCGCCCTGGCCTCCGCCCTGGAGCGCGGCCATCAACTCCGGGGGGAGTCCGCCACCTCCTGCGCCAGGATCCATCGGAGGAGGACCGCCCATGCCGCCAGGATCCATCGGAGGAGGACCGCCCATGCCGGGAGGACCCATCGGGGGTGCGCCCATGCCCGGATCGGGCGGGGCCTGCGGTGGCATCATCATCGACATCTCAAAGCTCCTGTTCGGGGGTCTGGCTGAAGGTTACGCCATCCGCAGGACATCCTACTCCCACTCGTAGCCGGCGCGGTACTGCCTGCGCCGCTTGCGGACCTTCTTCCTCGCGTCGTGCTTGTGCTGACCGTACTGGCGATAGAGCTCGAGCGCGATGCAGAGAGCCATGACGCGGTCGTCGTTCGCGTTGTCCGAGGCTCGAGGGGACGGGTTCGTATCGCGCCTGACGAACGTCTTGCACTCGAGGATGAGCTCCATCGGCATGTGGGGGAGGAGCTTGTCTCGGATCCACTGCTCCGCTTGGTTGACCACCTGGGGGCGCGTCTTGTTCGTCATCGGGAAGCCGTAGGTGATGTGCTGCTTGAAGTCGGGACGGTCCTCGATCTTGTGGCGGTAGAGCTTGGGGTACGGGGGGCGTCCCTTCCTGCCGTCTCTGAGGCTGAGGACAATCGGCTCCCCGTACCCACCCCCCATCTCTGGGGCGATCCGGGCGGTGTTGTACATGCGGCCCAGAAAGTGCGCCTGCTCCGCTGCGAGATCGGGGTCGATCTTGGCGTGGAACTCGGCAGCGATGTTCCCGTCGGTGAGGTCGATGACGTACATCACCGTGTAGTCCTTGCCTCTCCCTGTGGCGACATCGACGGAGATCGCGTAGGAGCGCCCGTCGACCGCGTGGTCGTAGAGGCGGATCCAGCCGTCCTTGCGCTTCGAGATCACAGCCTTGGAGCCGTCATCGTTCGCGACGAACTGGAAGCGGTACTCCGGAGTCCTGACATGCTCGCCGTACCACGTCAGCGCGTCGGTGTCGAACCAGCAGCCGGCGGTGCCGAGGAAGGCGTCGGCTGGGGTGAGCGGGTACTGCTCTGCGCGGTCGGCCTCGGGGAGGGCCTTGGCGACTCTCGCGTACCAGTTCGCATCTCTGCCGGGGTGGTAGTTCCAGGGGAGGAAGATCGTGTGGACGCCGCGGTCGTCGGCGTTCATCCAGAGGTCGTAGAAGGTGCCGCCGATGCCGTTCGCTGTCGAGACGATGATGATCTGCCCACCGTCCGCGACGACGGGGATAAATGCCTTCCATCCTTCCTCCGCGTAGGCGTGACGCGCATGCTCGTCCAGGATGACGAGGGTCGCCACCTGACCGTGGCCTGCCTTCGGCGTCGAGGGCATCGCGACGATGGAGGAGATCTTTCCGTCCGGGTGGCGGAACTC